CAGCAGTACGCCAACATGACGTGGTTATCACCCGCCGATCAGTTGAAGTACTACGTAGAATTCAGTTTAGAGGGGCTTTTACGCGCCGATAGCGCGGGTAGGGCCGATTACCTGAGCAAGATGGTAAATAATGGCCTGATGACCCGGGATGAGGGCCGGATTAAAGAAAACCTGCCCGTCATGGGCGGTAACGCAAGTGTGCTGACCGTTCAAACGGCGCTTATACCAATTGACCGACTAGGGGCGAATAATGGAAACCAAGAAAATACAATTTAATCTCTCGCCCAAGGCGCTCGGGATGTGGAATCCGGGGCTTCGAGTAAAAGCCGAGTCCGACGCTACGACCATTGATATTTTTGATGCGATTGGAGAGGATTATTGGACCGGCGAAGGTGTGAGCGCAAAGTCAATCTCCAAAACGCTCGCCTCGCTCAACGGTGCAGATATTACCGTGAATATTAATTCGCCCGGCGGGTCAATGTTCGAAGGCTTGACTATTTATAATTTGCTTCGGGCGCACAAGGGAAGCGTCAAGGTCAACGTGCTCGGCATCGCTGCATCGGCGGCTTCTATTATCGCAATGGCGGGGGATGAAGTTAAGATTGCTAAATCCGGTTTCATTATGATTCACAACGCTTGGGTCTACGCAGCGGGTAACAAGCAGGACTTGCGTGACGTGGCGGATTATCTTGAGCCGTTTGATAAATCAATGGCGCAAATTTATGTGGACCGAACGGGATTGAAATACGACGACGTTGCTAGTATGATGGACGCGGAATCCTATATCACCGGCGAGGACTCGGTATCAAAGGGCTTTGCCGATGCGTTAATTGACGCGGACACGATCCGCGAGGAACAGAACGAACAAGCGCGCGCCGCTGCACTTTTGGATGTGGCGCTCGCTAAAGCTGGAATGCCTCGCTCAGAGCGGCGCAAGCTTTTGAATCAGATTAAGACCGACACGCCTAGCGCTGTCGGGGATGGTACGCACAACGCTGCCACGCAAGACCCGGCAACGGGTATAGCCGCTGTACTGTCATCAAACTTATTGGGGATCATAAAATGAGCCAAATCGAACAAGAGTACAAGCAAGTCCAAGCCGACTTAAAAACAGTTGGCGACCAACTCAAAACCTTTGCCGAGCAAAGTCAGCTTGAGATTAAGAACCATGCCAAAATTTCCGAGGAAACGAAGGCATCCGTGGACAAGCTCTTAATCACGCAAGGTGAACTGAGCGCTCGCCTGCAAGCCGTAGAGCAGCTTATCGTTAAGATGGACACGATGGGCGGTAAAGCCTCGGAGCCGCAGTCGATGGGCGAAATGTTCATTAAAGCGGAAGGCTTCGACGCATTTGCCGCACGCGGCAAGGGCACGCTGACCATGAACATCCAGTCAGCAATTACCAGTTTGACGGGTTCGGCAGGTGACTTGATCCAGCCGCAGCGCGTCGGTATGGTCATGCCCGTTAACCAGCGCTTGTTCTTGCGCGACCTGCTTACATGGGGCCGCACCACGAGCAACAGCATCGAGTATGTGCGCGAAACTGGTTTCACCAACAATGCAAACGTCGTGAGTGAAAACCCATCGAGCAACAAGCCTGAGTCGAGCATCGCCTTTGAGCTGGATAGCGCACCAATCGCTACCATTGCTCACTGGATTCATGCCTCGAAGCAGGTGTTGGCGGACGCTCCCATGCTCGCGTCGTACATCGACGGTCGCTTGCGCTACGGTCTGCGTGTCAAAGAAGAAGCGCAGTTGCTTAAGGGTAGCGGCGTCGGTTTGAACATCAACGGCATTTACACTCAGGCAACCGCCTACGCTAACCCCGGCGTGACCGTTCAGGCTGAAACCGCCATTGATCGCTTGCGCCTCGCGCTGCTTCAAGTCTCACTCGCTGAGTTTGACGCAGACGGTATCGTGATGAGTCCGATTGATTGGGCGGCAATCGAGCTGACCAAGACAACCGACAATCAGTATTTGTTCACCACACCTCGGGGTCTTGCAGCACCCGGCTTGTGGGGCCGTCCAGTTGTTGCGACTCAAGCAATGGACGCCGGAGATTATCTGGTTGGGGCTTTCGCTCAAGCCGCCCAAGGTTGGGATCGTGAGGATATTAACGTCACGGTATCGACTGAGGACCGCGATAACTTCGTCAAAAGACTGTTACTGTCTTGCCAGCAAGCGCCTAATTAGCAGAATGTCTCCTTACCCCCACACGTCCTAGCACTGTGGGGGATTTTTTTTTTCGCTTAAGGATTAATCATGCCTGAAGTCGTAGCGTTGAGTAGTTTTGAACATAACGGCAAGCGTAGACGGGGCGACCAGTTCGCCGTATCTGACGCGCACGCTTTGGCTTTGTCTCGCGCGGGGCTTGTCATGTTGGCTGAAGAAAGCGCCCCCACAAAGGCCACTGGTTCACCGCTCACGTCGTCTGCATCGCCAGTGGCCCTAGTCTTACCCGAGCAGACGTTGAGCGAGTCCGAGAGTGGCGGCAAGAGGCGGGGGCGCCCACGAAAAGACGAGTAATTGTGGTCAATACGAGCTACAAGATCGCACCGTGGGCGGACGCGCTTTACGCAATGGACGCGGCTTGGTGGGAAGTCTACGGGCGGGACGTAAATGAGGCCTTTTCGGGCTTGAAGTTTACGCAATCGGGCGGGGTCAAGGGCGTGAAGCGCGTGAGTTCGCATCGCACGTTTAACTCGGGCGCGGGGGCGATTATGCTTGCAAAAGAATTAGGTGCTGCGAGAGTGGCTCTTTTGGGCTACGATGGCACAAAGACGGGAGGTCGGGCGCATTGGCATGATGATCATCCAAGAGGATTGGGTAATGCGGGTGCGGCGAATTTGTGGCCAGATCAATTTAAAAAGTTGGCACCGACGATTAACTTGCCCGTCGTGAATTGCAGTCGTCAAACGGCGATTACAGTATTCAAAATACTAAATATCGAGGATTTTTTGCGATGAGCCAAATTACTTTATCTGAAGCAAAAGGATTCCTAGACGTTATTCACAGTAGTGATGACGCAAAGTTACAGCTACTACTTGACGCGGCAGAGGATGAGGCGAGGTCATTTATGAATCGAGATGACTTAATCGAGTGGGATAGCAACGTCAGCTCCGAGGACCCAATACCGGGGAGTATCAAAATTGGCGTGCTACTTTTGCTTCAGGCGAGTTATCAAGCGAGCCCCGATGATGTTGAGAAACTGCGCAAAGCAGCGGAGGTCAAGCTAACGCCATACCGCCTAGGCATGGGGGTTTAATGTTATCGCACCGTTTGCGGCATCGCGTCGCCATCCAAGAACAAATTGAAACACAGGACTCGACTACGGGAGCGTATTCAGTCGCTTGGCAGAATGTGTTGAGTGATGTTCCGGCTGAAGTGCTGACCGGCGCGGGGCGAGAGTTTGGTCAGAGTGCGACGACTCAGGGCGAGATTGCGGCTAGAATAAATTTACGTTGGTTTCCCGACCTCACCTACGCGATGCGCATTTTATGGGACGGGAAAATATTTAATATTGAGTCAATCGAAACGGATATCACGGCGCGCCGTGAGTATCGTCTGAAATGCACTGCTGGCGTGAATGACGGACAATGAAAATTTATCATGGTCTTAAAGGTTTAGGCGACAACATTTACCAACGCGCTTTTGTTAAGGCGCTGCCTAAGCCTTTCTATTTGCAAACGCCTTGGCCTGAATTGTACGAGGACATTGATGGGGTTTATTGCACACGCCCTCGCACCACACTACGTACTCAATCCAAAAACATTGAAAAATATAAACATTGGCACGTCGAGCCGGTAGGCCGCGCCATATCTGTCCAGTACGGACGAGAGGGCATTGTGCCGGGCATGAGACACTGCTTTGGGGTCGCTCCCGCGCCAATGGATTTGCCGGATTTTGGGCGAGTGCAGTGTTCGCGCCCCTACGCAGTCGTAAGACCCGTTACGCACCGGCGAGAATGGCTCGCACAGTCGCGAAGCCCAAAGCCCGAGTATGTAGCAGAGGCGGCAGATGTTTTGCGCTCTGAGGGCTATCTGGTCGTTTCCGTGGCGGATCTGCAAGACGGAGAAGAGTGGGCGGAGTCGCCATTGCCTCACGCCGACTTGCAGTACCATCACGGCGAGTTAAATGTGAGGCAGTTACTGGCTTTGATTCAGCACGCTAGCATTGCGGTCGGGGGAGTCGGCTGGATCGTTCCGGCTGCGATTGCGGCGAAGGTGCCCGCTTGGATTATTAACGGCGGCAACGGCGGATTTAATGCTCAGGAAAAGATCACAGACCCCAGAATGGATTTGAGCCGGATTGTCTTTGCGCGTCCTGATAAATTTTGCAAATGTTTTCAGTCAACCCACACGTGCGACAAGGTGATTAGCAACCATGCAGATAAATTTACCGAATGGATTAGAAAACTCCCTGATCTGGTGGCCTGAAAAAGGCTTTGGCTTTCATCCTCAACCCCCGATGAACTATGAGGGGGGTTATTGGAAAAATTACCGTAAGCTTGACCGTACCGAGATGGGGGAAGCGCTCACTCAGGCGAGAATCGAGCTGGTGAGCCGGTATTTTAACGCGGCGCAAGTTGTGGATATCGGTATCGGGGGCGGCGCATTTGTTGAGAAAGCCGGGTGCCGGGGGTATGATGTGAATCCAGAGGCGGTTAAATGGTTGCACGAAAAAGATTTATTTTGTAGCCCGTATGCAGATTCAGTTGACGCGGTTACGTGTTGGGATAGCTTAGAGCACATCGACAAGCCTTGGAAGCTGCTAAAGCACGTTAAAGAATGGTTATTCGTCTCTTTACCAATTTTTACAGGCCCCGACGCCGTTGTGTCTAGCAAGCACTATAAACCCGGCGAGCACCTTTGGTACTTTACGCACGGGGGGCTAATTAAGTGGGCGATGGTGCAGGGGTTTTGGCTGGTTGAGCACAATAACGCGGAGACCCATCTAGGGCGAGAAGGCATAGTTAGTTACGCTTTTAAAAGGCTAGCATGAAAATAGAGCTTCAGATCCAAGGATTAAACGGGGTTTTAAAAACTCTTCAAGAGTTGCCCCCGGAGGTCGTCTCTAAAAACGGAGGGGTTGTTCGCGGAGCCGCAAGAAAGGGCGCGATGGTTCTCCAAAAACAAGCCCGAGCCAATTTTAAAGCGGCGGTTGCGATGCCGGGTAAAACAGGAGTCACGAAGACAACCGGCTTTACTGAAAAAAACATCGTCACTATCCGTAAAAAGACAATTGGCAACGTGAACGGCGAGCGCTTTATTGTCGGGGTCAGGTATGAGGCGCACCCCTCGGGTACGATGTTGGAAAAGTCGCGAAGCTACGCGATTCGATCAAACTCCAAAAAGCGTAGGGCGACTACCCGTAAAACCAAAACAAAAAATATTAAAGCAAATGATATTGCGTTTATGATGGAGTACGGCACCAGTAAGCAAGAGGCAACACCTTGGCTTCGTCCTGCTTTTGAAGCAAAAAAACAGGAAGCTATGAATGTGGCTATCTCCGATCTTAAATCCCGTATAGATAAAGTCGTCGCCAAGCTTGCTAAACGAAACGCGGGGTTAAAATAATGCTCCCAAATATATACGCGGTGCTACGAACAAATACTACCGTTGTTAACACGGTTTCGACTAGAATATACCGTCATGGGTCTGCGCCCCAAGACGTATTGAAGCCTTACATCACTTGGTTTTTGTTATCAAATATGCCGGAGATCCAGTTAAGCGGCACGCCATGTCACGATATGGATGTCGTCCAAGTGGATGTTTGGAGCGAGACAGATCAAGGTATTGAGACGCTTGCATACGCTGCGCGAGCGGCGTTTGATAATGCCGGTCACGCAGCAAGAGTTATTCAGGATTTAAGAGAAACTGAAACGAATCTTTACCGTATCAGTTTGGAAGTCGATATTATTCAATCACGATAAGGAGTGATTAATTATGAGCGTTAAAACCCAAGGTACAGAGCTTTACTTCGTTAGTAGCGCAGCCGTTCTGAAGTTGACTTGTCCAACAGGCATTACCGGACTCGGTGGCGCACGGGATCAGATTGAGACAACTTGCCTCGACAATCTTGATGACAAGACCTATGAGTCAGGCTTGGGGAATCCCGGTCAGGTGTCTGTGCCTTTTGTCTTTAAACCCACCGAGGCAAGCCAAAAAGCTCTTTACACTTTGCACGATGCTGGTACAGTCACCGAGTGGTTGATTGGTTTCTCTGATGGCACAACAGCACCAACTTTGGTATCTGGCGTGTTGTCTATTGGCACGACTCGCACATCAGCCAAATTTGATGGCTTTGTATCTGATATCAACATCGACGTTGCAACCAATGAAATTGTGCGTGGCACAATGACTATTCAGCGCAGCGGCAACGTGGCTTGGACTTGGAAAGCATAATGATCTCGCAATCATTTTTTGTCAGCGGTGAAGTTCACAAACGGTCAGTTACTTTGCCTAACGGTGAAGCACATGATTTGTTTTTCAAAGAGATCCCGGCTACAGAGTTTCGGCGGTTCTCTTTGTCCGAACAATCAACGGACGAAGATGTACGCATTTCGAGTATCGGCAAATTGATCTGCGCTAGCCTTTGCAACGAAGATGGAACGCCAGCAATCACGATGGAACAGGCAATGAAGTTGAATGCTCCAGCGATGAACGCCATCTTTGAGCAAGTGTTGTTTGTCAACGGGCAGGGCGCTGAAAAAAAAGCCTAACGCCAGATGACAAAATCTGGCACATCATTGCATTAGCGTTGGGTGGTCGCACGATTGCTGAATGGCAGTCAACAATGTCTCAACGTGAGTTCGACGCTTGGGTTGAGT